TCCAACTTCTCCACGCTGCGACAAGTGGGGGCGCGTTTTGCACAGACTCCCCCGAAACTGCTAGCGATGAACTATTCCATTTTCCCACCATCCGTTTCTAATTGAGCGGCCGCCATCGCCGCCATCGCCGCATCCGCAGCCACCTTGATTGCGCCGAAAATTTCTTTTCGGTGTATTGGAACGTCTTTTGGGGCATCAACGCCAATGCGGACTTTGTCTCCCCGAACCTCGATCACCATGATTCGAATGTCGTCACCAATGGTGATTTCTTCATTCACTTTGCGACTTAGAACTAACATATAAACAATCCTCCGTGATACTAAATTGAAACGAAATTCATCATAGGCTGGGGCAGGAATCGAACCTGCGACCTTCACGTTTTCACCATGACGCTCTACCGCTGAGCTACCCAGCCAAAAACCCGGACGCATCATGCACTTCGGACCTGATCAAGGGTCTCCGGGCTCGTTCTCTTTAATCATCCTCGCGAAGTCTTTCTGGCTCAGCCTCGACGTCGAGAAGTGATCGACCATCGTGGCCACGCATTCAATCACGATCATCAGCATCCCCAAACAGAACGCCAGTATCATCGCGAAATCCAAAACCTCAAAGATCAACATTGTTCGTCACTCCAGAGAATCTAACGACTGAATTAAGCACGTCAATACATGTTTCGTACGTTTTTCGGAATTATTTCGTACGCCAAACGTGAATCTTTCGCTTTCCGGCTCTTTCGACACGGAAAACAGTTCCGGGATTTTTCTGCGAGTACCTCGCGGCACAGGCATAGACAGCATGATACGGAGCATTTTCGATCGTCATGCACGGCGTGTCCGTGGCTGTCACGACCGGCAGAGACGCGAAGTCATATTTTGCCGGCCGGCCTTTACTTTTGAGGCCAGGCATCGGGATGTTTTCGATCTTCATTTTGGTTTCCAAAAATAGACTGCGGGAACAAGCTGAAACAATGAAACAACCTGTCCCCTCATCCGATTGCGGGCAATAGCAGTCATCGTGCCCTTGGATCTTCTCTCGACGACGCGATAGCACGGCTCTGGATGATTACCGGATCGATTTGTGGGTCAGTCATCCACCGGTCGATGCAGACCGTTTTTTATTATTCGCGAAAGTGTTTCAAAATCGCTATGAAATGTCAATCGAGATTTTTACTTCTCTTGGCCGTAGTGCCGCGCGTCGTCCCTTAGCTTCACTGGTGTTCCATCCCCACGGCCTGGAGCGTGACCTATCACAATTGCGGAATCATCACCCAGTCTGTTTTCGTCATCCACCGAGCAGCTCGTACCGCCCACTTCGTGTACCTGTTTGTTTCTTTCTTGATAACACGGACAGAGATTGCTGTTGTGAGCAATCAACTTTCCGCAATCGCTGCAAATGCTTTCATGCCGCATTTTGATTGTCCTTATTGGCTGGTGGAAGAACCCGGCCTCACGTTGAAGCAGGCTCCGTAAAAACACTGTCCCGGTTATCTGCGATCAAGCGCACAATCCTGAGCGCTTGATCGAAACTACATGCAATCGAAAACTTACCTTTGTCGTAAACTGCCGTCCTCAGACCGGCCTCATTCGCAATTGAGACGAAACGCATGAACTCCGCCTCTTCAGCCATCTCGGACTCGTATCTCCTGAGACGAACATCATGCTCTTTTATGAACTTTTCTATTTCAAGACGCACGCCTTTCAGAACCAGTTTAAGTTGAGCTTTACTCAGCCGTGCATCGTCCCCGCTGGCAATCGTGTACCGCCTTGTTTTCCGATTCGCGATAACAACCAACCGCTGCCAGCAGTGTGACCAATTGACTGTAAGAAGCAAAAGCTTCTTATTCACTCCATTCAACAGCAAATACTCATTTACCTGCATGGCAATCGCAGATACATCACGGTGGGGAGAATTCATTCCGCAGTTCCTTTGGTGTGTGATTGCTGAAAGATCCCGGCCTCACGTTGAGGCCGGGTGGGTTGTGATTACTCAGTCGTCGATGCCGTACATTTCCCGCCACCCATGATAGTGTTCATCGCCTGGCACAACAGCCTCGCGGCATATGTCAGGACGGCAACAGCGCATTGCGAAAATCGAGGCGCTGTTGCCGTCCTGACAGCGTGTCAACGAAATCACAGATACCCGCCACGGAAAAACGATCGTATTCCCGTAGCTTTTTTTCTTCAGCCCTGAGTTTCCTCAGGTACACAGAGCGGAACATAGTGTCGTCTCTGTCTCTGGCTCGCTTTGCGTCTGGGTTTCGCTTGCGCTCTTCCTGCACAGCTTTCCATTCCCATTTGGACATTGGTTTTGGGCAGAGATTCGCCAGATCCTTCCGTGCCGCTGGATTCGCTCTGAAAAACCAGACAATGCCGGCCGTTGTTTTCGCTGTTGATCCGTGGTTGATTGCGATTGCTTGATATTTGTTCATTGTTCTGATCCTGAAAGTAGATATTGAACTGAGCGAAATTGCTCGACGCTGGCAGCCCGCAGACTGCCAGACTCGAATCATTCCCCCAACGCATCAAGAACAGATTGTGCTTTGATCGCTTTCGCGGCGATGCCGCCAGCCATCTTGAACGCGGCGAGCTTCGCTTTCATAGATTCTGAAAAGCCGTCCTGATTCTCGCCAGACGGCTCGCCAAACATCCCAGCCTTCTTCGGGTGGCAAATAGCAGCTGTCTGACTCATAAATGCGTAACGCGATTGCTATCACTGCCAGTCTATGAACGTCTTCGATTGTCACAATTATTGCCATTGTCGTGATCCCGCAAATCTTGAATACTTGGAAAGAAACCAATAGTCCCCGCGCCTGTCACGCACGGGGGGAATTGGTGGCTCTCAGGTGTTGCATGTCAATGTTTTGTATGTGCTGATCTCGTCAGTGACCTTGCAGCTGCAACTGGCTGGGAGTTGTCTTCGATATCGAATTTGAATCGCAGTCAGGAATTGGACCTCCACAGTCACCCTGATCCAATTCACGCCATCAGCATCGGTTTTGTCGAATGATTTGTAAGTCGCAGACAGATGGCCGATTTTCCGCCACTTCACGAGATCTTCGCGTTCGATCTCGATTGTTATTGTCGAACTGCTATGCCTGACCTGGGACAGGATCTCCGGTGTCAACAGACCTGCCAGCGCCATGCGTGTCATGTCTAACACAATGTTTGGGAGATTGTCACGAGTCTCCTTGCACGCTCGCGCTAAGTAGGCACGTTCAGCAATCTCTGATTCCTTCATGGCCTTGCGTAGTTCGCGAACTCGCCGTGTAACGAGTGATAGCTGGTTCTTTGTAGTCATTGCATTTGATCCTGAAAGTAAAGACTGAACTGAGCGAAATTGCTCGACGCTGGCCACCCGCAGATGGCCAGACTCGAACAATCTCAGCGTCCTGTTGCGCCTAGCCATTCCTGTATGCTAAGCGCCTTCTCACCGGCCACAATGATGTGGTCAACGACTGGGATTCCGATAATCTCGGCGGCTTCGTGAAGCCGTTTTGTGACACTTATGTCCTGATCGCTGGGAGTTGGATCACCGCTCGGATGATTGTGTATCGCAAGGATGCAGTTCGCGGCATCAGCAATTGCCGGCCGAAAAACCTCGCGCGGATGAACGAGGCTGTTGCGAAGCGTGCCAACCGTGATTTGGTGTTTGTTGATCGGCTGGTTCTTCGTATCCAACGTCACGATCCAGAATTCTTCCTGTGCCGAATGTCGTGCCATCGTGGCAAACTCGCGCTGGCAATATCGCATGGCTGACGTTGGGGAAACGATACGTTCGCGCTCGTAGGCGTGTTCGGGCTCATTGATCTCGATTGCCAGCTTCAGCGATGCTCGTAATCTCGCAGCCTGGACGCGAGTCAATCCGCGTTCGATCATTTCGTCCGTTGACAATCGAACGACGTCTGGGAGTCCGGCCGGAAGACGTCGGCTTGCACGCAAGCCGACGATATCACGTATTAGTGTTGTGGTTTTCATTGCATTTGATCCTGAAGAAGAGTCTTGAACCCGGGTGAAATTACCCGACGCTGGCAGCCCGCAGACTGCCAGACTCGGGGGATCGCTGGCAGGTTCAGTCGTCGGCAGGCGCGTCTTCGAGGCAAACCGAGACGATGTCGTCCTGTGTCCCGAAAACGCTGTTCACGTGGACTCTCAGATTAAAATTGCATGTCTCGTCGATTAAGGCGTTGATTGCGGCAGCGTACAACTCCTTGCGGTCCGTCACCGGAACCCAGTTTCCTTCAGCATTTATCGATGATACCTGCACGAGTCTGAGTCTGATTATCTCGTCCAGAAGTTCCGTGTGTGTGTCGATCTTAATGAGCATTTGCTTGTCCATGGTTAGGTGATGTTAGGAGGATTGGTGTCACGCCTGATTCGGGTAGTGGATCCTTGTTAAAAGACTCAGGACAGGGTGACCGCCAGCGACAACGCTGTCAGCCATTGTGCCGCGTGCTCCGCAGTACCAACTTCGATTGAAGCCCCCTGAGTGCGTCGCCATGTGCCGTCTACGAGCTTGTCGATTCGCGCGAAGCACGCGTCGTCGATCATTATCTTACTGAAGCTTCTGTGTGTGATAAGCTGTTTCGTTTGCATTTGTATGATCCTTGGTTAGTGGGTTTGAAAGCATCACCGGCCAACTGGCCAGCCTATGACAGGTTGTCTTCGCAGTTGCGGATCACCGCTCGGACGTGCGACTCAGCATCGCCACGGGTGACGTAGCCAGCAGGGGGGAATCCACCTTTCGCGAGCCATTCGAGCAGGTTCGTGCCGTGCTCAATCGCGTCCGACCAATCCCTGGCCGCGGATGATTCGTTCATCGCATATAGTGTTGCATTCGGGTCCATTTTCGTTGTCCTTGATTGGGGGTTGGAAGATCCCTGCCTCATGCGAGGCAGGGCGATGTGTGGTTATTCGGTCATCAAAACTTGCTCAGCTCGCATCAGTAGTGCATCGTATGCACTCTGGTTCACCTGCTTGCCACGACCGCCAAGCGAGTCTCCGCTCGTGCAGTCGTCAGCATGTAGCTTACGCCGCCATGACTTCAGCTTGGCTCGTGTGACCAGCTTGCTGGCATCTACAGTGATTTCATTCCCCGTGAATTCGTTCCGGATTGTCAATTTCATCGTCGTTGTCCTCGTTTGGGTGATTGAAGGAAGATCCCTGCCTCACGCGAGGCAGGGTTGCGTGTGGGAAGATAGATTGTTCGTCGATTCGCAGGAATCATTTTTATCCTTTGGAGAAAACGGGGCGACAATCATCGACTGCCGCCCCGCCAAGTTCGCCACCCACGCTGTTTGTAGCCGCTTGCTTATGGCGGTACATGGGTGACGAGAGGAATTACTGTCCTAGATTTACGTCAGCTGCGAGACGTCCGTTAACTGCGAACGATTGCATGCTGGTTTTTCCGCATCCGTGGTCACTGACTTGAAGATGACCACCGACTCCGGCCGCGATTATTGCGTCGATCATTCGCAATCCGTCACGGCTCGGGAATCGCGTTGCAACGCGACAGAACTCCTCATGTGTGATGTCGTCTCGGACCGCGGCACCACCATCGACTGGACACCATGCGAGCATGGACCCAAAGCTCTGGACTGCTAGTTCTCGGTTTACCATTGACATCAGCAGGTTGATTGATTCGTTTGTCATCTTAATTCTCCAAGGCCTTGCGGGCCAAATGTTACTGAAAGATCCCTGCCTCACGCGAGGCAGGGCGATGTGTTGAGATCACGAAATCATGTCATGGTAGACGCGAGCGTAGTCTGTGTGGTCGATTGCGGATCGAACGATATTGATTGCTTCCTGATGCGACAACGTGTGCGTTTCAGACCGGTCAGCGAACAAGACACATGCCACCAACGTTGCGTGCTTTCCGTTAACTTCCCAGTCGATCCCGACTGACATTCCGTTGGACACGTAGCTTGATCTTGTCGTTCCTTGCTCAACTTGCAGGTGCTTCACAAATCGCTCCGCACACTGGAAACCACGAGTCCTTGCCACGATGTCAGCCAGTGGAGGCTCAACGATCTTACCGTCGTGATAGAGCCGTCCGTCCTTCTCTGTGACTCCTTCGCTGATCATTCGTGCCGCGACGTCCCACTGTTCCGGGCTGTTCACTGCACTGTTTGCTGCGTCGATGTTGTTCATTTTTCTGTCCTCGTTTGGGTGATTGAAGTTCCTACATGTCAATACGTAACTCAGACGGTAATGTTACAACAATTCCGGTTGCATTTCGGAAGATTATCGGAAATAGTTTCGGGAGCACGAGAAAGCCAGTGTTTTCGCACGTTCGGCTCGGAAGTATTTCTCAGGGATGCTCACGAACAAATACCATCATCCTATTTGTTTGTTCGTGAGATCCGGATGTCTGAGTGCTGTGCATGTGTGCAGTACGAGTGCTGATTGATACTCGGAGTTGGAGGATGGGTGGGAATTGTAGCCAGCGCTACAACTCGGTGATGCGCACTCATGGCCGTGTCATCATGCCGATAACGGCCTGTATCACACTGACTACAGGCATGGTGTGTGTGTAGTCAGTGCGATGACACTGTGTTGTTGTCGATATGATATCACTCATGGTGCGTGTCAACGAGGGAACGCTCATTGACAGCGAATATGGCCATAAATACAGGGATTTTTGATTGATGGGCGATGAACTGGCATGTGCATCGATCCGGCTCGGCGATCATGTCTGCTTGAGTTTTTGCCCAGCCCCCTGCCATCGCCGTGGCGAACGCTGCGGGGTTAGCCTTTATCCCCCTCTATCAAATTTTTGATAAAAAGATTCTCAGGACGTCCCCAAGATCGTGAGAATGCCCTGAGACGCGATCCGATTGTGTCACAGGGTTCTTACCACCCTAACGGTGTCCTTGTCCTCAGAGAGCCATCTTACAGAGAATCGCTTGCCTGTCTTACGGAGATTTGAGGCAATGACTTGTGCTCTTCGTTTTGCTTCTGTCATGTCAGGCTCGTTTTTGATAGTGCATCCTGATCCGATATCGAGCAAATCCATTCTGATTCGCGTGTTGGAAGGCGGGCCTCCACCTTTACGTGCTTTGAACTTGGTCATGTCTTCCGGCGTTGCTTCTTCGATCATATTTGTTTCCTACCGTTGCTGGGATTCCGGCATCGGATTTGGTTGAGGACAATGGTTGTTTGGTTGGCGTGTTTTTCTTGCCGTCCGTACAGTATGGATTATGGATTGAAATGCAATATGGAAATCGACTGCCGTCAGTTTTTGTCTACAGAGGGGGAACACCAGCGAGATATGGATGGTAAAACTGACCTGAAACAGACCTGAAGAGAAATACCCAGAAACTATCGGCAATCGGTCTGAGAGACTATACAAAGTATAACCACCCCCCCTATATCCTTCGGATTTCCTTTGTTTCTTACCAAAGTGATCTTGCCTATCCTGCCCAGCTATCCTAGTCGATTGCCGTTTACCTTGACGTCAATCGGTCGGCAACCGACGGCAATCGAAACGGTATGTAATATGGAAAAATCATATTCCATATCATCAGACGAATCTTAAAAATCGGCAATCGCTCGATTGCCGCCAAATGCCGTCACGATCACCGTCAGTCTTCTCCGCCTTTCTTGGTCTTGATGTACACTACTTTTTCACGACCGCCATTTTGGGGCTTGATACGGCTGATTTTAATGAGTCCCTGGGCTTCGAGGGCGAGGGCGGCGGCGTTGAATTGGGCGGTGGTGATTTTCTTGTTGTTGCTGCTGAGGACTCTCTGCGTGATTGATTCCTGTGACCGGACGGCGGTGAGGATTTTTGTTTGGGCTTCGGACATCTGGCGGTCTTCAACTTCGGAGAGCAGCAGGTTGCAGGAGACTCTCCCGATATGGTTTGACAGCTTGATCGCCCAGTCAATGTCTTCCATTTCCATGTGGATTGAGCCCCAGTCGGCGTGGGCGGGGTCTTCGGCGAGTCGGGCGGCTCGATGCGTCATTGCCAGCTTCATTGTGCGTTCGGCGACTCGAACCCAGACGGCGGCACGAAGCTCGCCTTCCATGTCCATTTTCTCCCGAATGTCGTCTGAGTGCTTGTCCCAGCGATCCCATGCTTCTGGAGTCATGTACATCATTTCGGGATTCGGGGTTTTGTTCACGTTGCCTGGGCGCATCGGTTCCCATTCGATCCATCTCTGGACCATCTTGACCAGAAACTCTTTCGGCGGCTGAAGAGGGCTGATTCGCTTTTTCGGGCGATCCTGGCACACGAAAAATGCCAGCCTGCCGAAGAGCCCCTGATCAACTTGTTTTGCTGTAATCGAGCTGAGAACGAGCGGGGTGGACATTCCGAGCACTGACAGATGGGGTTGAATGGTTTTGTTTCGGACACCACTAGCGTGGCCAGCGCCGCCGTAATCCTTGTTGGCCTTCGTGTAGAACTTCAACAGATGCGCTGCAATGTTCTTCAAATGCGGGTTTGATTTTGGATCAATGATTGACTCAAGCATTATGCCGAATTCGTCGCAAAGCCAGAGCCCGTGCGGTTGGGCATGGATTGCGGCCAGCAATCCGTTCCCGGATTGCATGTCTGACGGGTGGCAGAGATCTTTTCCGACAGATTTGAACAGATTGTAGATCGTGTTTTCACAGGCTTCTTTCCCGCAGCCAGTCGTGCCCATCGCGATGTTGTAATCGTTGGTGCGAAGGTCTGTTTGACTGCGAATTCGCCGCCCGAACATCGTCTGGCAGAAGGTCAGAGCTGTTGCCATGCCGAAAATTGCCGACGGATATTGCGAAACGACTTGATAGTATTGGTACACGGCCCGGATCATTCCTGTCTTCGGAACCATCGTCGCCATGAAGTCTTCGTCTGACTCGGGATCGTCGATACCGTCGTCTGCAGGATCGAGAACCCATGCGTCATCGACTACGGGGATGCACTCGGAGGCTGGTACCGGGTTCACTTCTATGCGGATTTCCGCGTCAGGCGATGGCTCGCTGGCGACGGCATCCGGAATCGGTTTGACGCGATTCCGCAGGTTGCCAACGGCTTTGACAGCAGGTGGAACCGTTTCTGCGGGCACCACTGGCGGCGTTGGCACGGCGGGCGCGACGGGTGGCCTGTTTTTAACGGTGATTTTCGGTTGATTCTTACGCTCCAAAGATTCCTTGGGGCACAGGGCGAACGCTGCTTTGACCGGGTCATCGCCATGCTTCGTTATGCACAGGTACGCGAACTTGTCGTACGATGAATCAGGTTCCAGCGGGTCGCAGGACGTCGAGAACACTCGCAGCGTGTTCGAATCGCCGAAATTCACGGTAGCGCTGATGCTGCCTTTCGTTTTGCCCGGCCGCCACCAGTCTTGAGCATTTCCACGGTTGCGGCAGAATTTCCAACCGTCTACCGCAAGGATTGTTTCCCAATCCATTGTCTTTTCAATGTGGTTTCGGGCCTTCGTCAGCAGTGAATCGCCGGATTGATATCTCGGGTCGATTTTGACGGCCTTCGCGACGGCCTTTTCCTGCGACGACTTCATAATCAGGAAGTTTTTGTAGACATTCTCCGGCAGCGCGGCGACTTCGCATTCCCACGGCGAGAGTCCTTCAAGCCATTCGTAATGAACGCCAGATTCGTGCAATGACGGCGGAATAACTGATTGGGCGACATTGCACCCAAACCTGAATTCAACGCCCATGTGGCCGAATTTCGCCCCTTCGAGTGCGAATTTGTCATCCCACTTGAACAGGCGATGCACGGACTTCGCGGATTTGTATGTCGGCGTTACCGTGTTTCCGCATTCAGCCATCCAGTCATTGACGAGCTGTTCGCCAAGATCGCTGTCGTATTCCAGGTCGATCAAACCCGAATTCGAACCAAGCAGGACGCCGATATTGGATCCGGCCGGCCATGAATTGATGACGCTCGGGTCGTTTGAACACTTTGACGGCCATTCTTTTCCGAGGATGCTGCCGGGATTCTTCGTTCCCGACAACATTGGGCACAAGAACCAACTCAGCGACGAGAGATCGTTCATCCATCAATCCATGAAAATCCCGCCGGCAACGTGATAGAAGGCACGTCACCGGCGGGCAAAGATCAGCCGGGGGGCTGATGATAGTGAATTGTATGCGAGCTATGCTTCTATACAAACTCGCGGGCCAAACGTTACGTAATTTTTTCGGAAGTGTCAACCAGACAGTGGGCACAGGAACCAACCGAGCGATGAAATGTCGTTCATTTTCGCACGTCGTTTTCATAGCCAGTAGGCACGGTCACAAGTTCTTTCTTGCCGACAATCGAACCCTTAACTGCGACAAGTTTTGGGATCTCGCCACCCTTGCCAGTCCATCGGATTGCGAAGTGCGGCCTGCGGAAGTGTGGTGAGCGTTCGATCTCTTCACCTATCGTGAACCCATAGACTCCGCGATTGCGAGCTCTGGCAATTCGTTCTTCAATTGGTGTTGTTTTATCTTCGTCGGCTTTTAGAAGCACAGGCTTAATGTAATCAGGATCAGCGGCCAGCATCATCACGCCAAGGGCGATGCGGATAAATGGCTTTGCTATATCTACGATTGCTTCATCACTTATTTGAGATTGAACATCACTGACACGCATACCCAACGGCACGGCTAATGTGAATCCCTCGTTGTCACCTTGACCAAAAACCACCATTGAAGGAATGTTTTCAACATGTAAAATTCGTGAACATCCTAGGCTTTCCATCTCCTTCATTGTTTCGCTGTTAAACACAGAAAGAATGAAAAAGTCAAATCCTCTATTGTTTTTATCAAGAGGTAGTTTTATGCAGATTGATCCGAGACTATGGATAATTGATCGTGGTATTGTCTCTGGAACAATTGAAAGCGAGGTTCGAATAAGCGCCTCGACAACTTTTGGATAAACATTAAAGAAAGGCATCTCGGCTTCTATTAGTTTTTTTTCTAAAAAGCAGGTTAATGCCTCTTTCTTTTCGTTCTTCTTTCTTAGATGAAGAATGATTTCATCATATGAAATCTTTTTCTTAAATATTTTTTCAACACTCTTTCTTATTGCCTTAATTTTCAGCGGCGTATGGTCTAAAAACTGAATTTTTTTCATCTTTGAAAACTCCATGAAAAAACCCACGTCCACCGGTAGAGCGTTGGAGTGGGTTTCTCAGTGCGGAATTACCCGCAAAGACTTTGAATCGATTCTTGTACAACCGATTGAACCCAAACGTTACGTAATTTTTTCGGAAGTGTCAACTAAACATTGGACCATGAGTCCATTCAGTCAACTGAAGGTCGAGGTATTCAGATCCCAGAATCTGCGCAATCTTTGCTTTATACTTATCTGACTTGAAGAGATCTCGCCATTGATCCAATGAGCACGGCAAAACATAATACACGTCGAGTTTTGCACCGGGAAACGCATACGGACAGCCAACAATATCAATTTCCATATAATCACCAGGATAACACGCAATGAAGCCTGAAGAAAAACAATCATCATCCGGGTCTTCGTGTATGTGTTTCAAAACAGCTTGTGCGATCACGGGGCGAATGTCTGCGACTTTACCACCTTCCCTAATCCATATTACGGCAAGATCTCTGATGGGCGTTTGGGATACAATTTGGTAATAAAATGCCATTTGGGGACTTCTTTCTTGAAACAGGATTTGGAAAACTGACTTTCAGGCTTATTCTTTTGCGAGCATGTTTTTGACAGATTGCGGCGAGAGGATCTTGCCGCGGATCGGGCCGATGTAGTTTGCGATATCACGCAAAGAGAGGTTGTTTTTTCGCATTGACTTCGCGTGTATAATGGCGTCGAGTTCCTCTTGGCACGGGATCGTTAGCGAGTCGTCATTCGGGTCAACCATTTGCCCAAACGGGAGCGTGGCCGCGCTGGTCATTCGCTGGCCGTTCTTCTGGCGGTCTTTCATTGCGAGGCTCGTTCGACTTGCTGTGCGAAGAGGCTCAAGCGACGCTGCTGCCAAAAGTATCGTGAACATGAAATGGCCTTCGGGCGACGAGATGTCGAGAGTGCAGCCACCAAGATCGCAGAAATGCAGGATGATGCCGTTCTTCCTGAAATGGTCCGTACTCAGCAGTCCATCGCTGGTATCCCTGAACGCGCGGTCCAGTTTTGAGCAAAGGACGTGCGTGCCACGAGGCAGGAACTTGAGACGCGATCCGCCTTCTCGCTCAAACAGCGGAGTATGCCGAGCTGACGTCTCGGGGTCTTTGATCGTCTCTGTAACAACGAGCCCCTTCATCATGGCGTAACGATTACAGACATCGAGCTGCAGGATGATGGAATCAGCGTCTTCATTTGCGGCGACTCGTTCTGCGTCCCCCTCTTTCGAAGGGCGAGGCGAGAATCGTGTGTAGAGGATTGCGTTCATTGTTTGTTCTTTCTTAAAAGACTTGACAGCCATACGGTAACCTGATACAAGTGTGGCGTCAAGTGTGTTCCTTTTGTATTGGAGATTTAAGAAATGAAAAAACCAGACGGGTTAATGAAGAGTCAGACATTGCGAGTCCGGATGACAAAAAACGACGTCAAGGCGGTTGAAAAACTCGCCAAAAAAGCAAACGCTGAATCGATCTCAGACTGGGTTCGGCAGCAGTTGTTGGGGGCGATAAAGTGACGGACGACGATGAACCAGTCGCTCCAGGGTTGTCGTATGGAAAGATGCGGTATGACCGCCGGACACCTGACCAGGTGGCCAGGTACAACAAAAACAAGAACGACAAGAAAAAGGAGGATCGCAGGGTGGCAGCAGGTATCCGAAAAGAAGCCAGCGAACTGGACGACAGCGACACACACAGTGATGTTAGCGATGAAGAACATGCCAGAAAATCGGCTAATCTTGGCAAGGGTAAAATGGCCGATAAGGACTTCGACGTCCAGCTTCGGATACTGGAGAAGCGAACTCGCGGAAATCCGACAGACGCGGACGGCGACATCGACTTCGCGTACCGGAACATGGCTTTGCCGAATGTGACTCCGTTGATGGCATCATCAATGGCCGCATGGTCGTGGTACCTTTATTCCAGGACCGAGCCGAATAAGTTCCTCGAAATCTGCGCCAAGCGTGAAGACGCCAAAGCTAAGCTGGCCGGGGCGATCACAAGCCAGCGGATGGCTGATGATCGCCGCGCGCAGTTCGAGGTTATCGAACGGCTGGAGAAGTCGTTGACACAGGATGTGACAGCGATCGTGAAAGAACTGATGGAAAAATATCCACTTGATGTTCTGACCGAGTGCAGAAAACACCAGGTCGAGTGGGATAAATTTCTGGCACAGGAAAAGACACCATGAGCGAAGAGTGCGAGTGTGAATTCGCAGTTAGTGCAGGCTCTGATGAAGAGCCAAGTTGGCATTTCGAGCGAAAGTGCGAGTATTGTCAGCATGTGTGGTATGGACTGCATTGCCCGCATGACGAATACCAGAATCCGTGTCCGAAATGCGACAAGAGGCCGACTGTTGTTTTCGATAAGGAGATTTTGGTGCCTGATTCTTATCAGTTGAAAATGGAACATCGCGGTTGGTTTACTTACGACAAAATCGACGAGATTCGGTGGTATTGGTGGTGGGACGAAGATCCCGACAGCCCCCGGTGCCAGTGAGTGTGTTCCATTTACGGACCAATGGAAAGTATTTCGCCACGCAAGGTCAGCTCGGGTGGACTTGTTTACGAGATGTTGAACACATGGGCGGTTGGTGGCAAAAGATGATTGCGCCGAGTGTTGCTCAGGAGGCTGAATGTGGCGAAGAAATCGACAGGGTGTAAATGCGTTGAACAAGTAAATAAAAAACTGCTTCCGAGTGGATTAAAGTTGACGCAGCACATACAAATCAATTTCCTGACTGGTAAAAGCACCATGTCTGGGCCGTGCGTCGAGGTTCAGAAATTGGGTAAAAAAGGGAGTGTGAAGATCCCGGCGGTGCTGTGCTCGTTCTGTCCGTTTTGCGGTAAGGCAGTACACTGACCATACTGACCATCCACCATGCGGTATCTTTGCTTTTGCAATGCAAAGCAGTCGCCCAAAATTGATAGCCTTCTTGAGCGTGCTTTCGAGCGCCCACGCTGTTTCTTCGTAGGCTACTTTGCAGAGTTCGCTGAGGGGTTCGATAGCGAGGTCTTCGAGTTTTAGAGTTGCTGGCGTGTTGCTCATAACACCCCGTCCAATCTATCGGTTGCCCACAAATCGCCGTCCGGATCGTCGCTGGCTGTCGGTGCCGTCGGCAGTTGCAACAGCCGCCCGAGATACTCTGTGTCCATGTGCAGACGGCTTGCGACGTCTTCGAGTGTCCTGCCGTCACGTAGTGCCTGGTGGCATTGGGCGCCAGTGTCGCCGTCGAGATAACCGCTCATGAGTTCACCTCGCTGTCAGCCAGCTTGCCGAGGAACTCAGAAAAGTCCTTCCCACGCACAAAACACCGGCCAGAGACTTTGACGACTCTCAACCCCTGCTGTCGTGCGTGTTTGAGTGCATGACGCCCCCAGCCAGTCGCCGCCATGAATGCAGGCATCGTATAGGTTTTGCCGTCGTCGATCGGCTGGTGTGTGTCCGCCGTAGCCTGTTTTTGTCGCATTGATTCGGTCCTGCAAAGGTGAATTGCGAACACGGTCAATTCAGTGTTCGATTGCTGGACATTAGCGGCACGCAAAAAGCCCGCAACAAGCTGTTGCGGGCTTTGAAGACTTTAGACTTTTTGAAGACTTATTGCAGAAGTTCTGAAGACTTATTGAAGACTTAGAAACGTTTCGATCCGGTTTCGTGTCCGTTGGGAAACTTTGTCGGCGTGTTTGCGAAGAGCATCCTTCCAGTCGTACGCGACGTAAAATGAACCGAGGTAGCCGTTTCGGTTCGTTTTTTTTACAATGCGGCTTTTGGAGATTTGAAAATGGCGATATTTCGTAAGAAACCAGTAGAGATTGAGGCGAGGCAATTCATTACAAACAACGATGATGGATCGCATTTAGATAGCCTTGTTGGATGGATTACGTACAACGGGCATACCGCAAGCCACAACGGCACCGATCTTTTCATTGAGACCCTGGAAGGCACAATGCGTGCGGAATGCCGTGATTGGATTATCAAGGGCGTCAAGGGTGAGTTTTACCCATGCAAGCCACATATTTTCGAGGCGAGTTACGATTCAGTCATCAATGAGTCTGTGGTGGATGAATTGCCACTTGTAGAAGGGCGTAAATTGAGAGAAATTACCAAGCACGGAACCAACGTGCTGAACAAAGCGTTGACGATCCTTGTTGTGGATGAGCCCGGTGTTGGAAATGCTTGCCATCATTACCGCATCGAGCATTCGCACAACGGACCGGCATGTGACGCAGTGGATATCAAATTCCAGAAAGGGGCAATTCTGGAGGCTGGAGAAGTGAATGGAATCAGCATCGAAGCACTGCTGGCGATAGTTGAAGATCGACTAGCTGACTTCCAGTCTGGCCCGTTTGCTTGCGCTGAGAGCAATCTTGCGTTGGCATCAGTGCAAGAGGCGTTGATGTGGTTGACTGAGCGTACAAAACTTCGCGAGGCCCGTGGAGTGGAAGGCACGCATACGATTTGAAGTCGGGACAAAGCAACTATGGCATTACCGGTGATACCCAGTGAAATTGAAATTGCGGAACTCGTTAAGTTTGGCGGAGAAGTGGCGAGAGGGCTCGCGTTCGAGCGGGATCAGCTCCGCGAATTAGTGAAGGCAAAAGACCAGTACATTGCCTGCTATAAAACAAGGAAGAGTCCAACAGAGGCATTGTTTTCCAGATTGGAAAGGCTCACAGCGTTGCTGAACAGTGGGTTAAAATAACGCACTCGGGATAAAGTAACTGAAACTTGAAAGATCTGTGGCATAACACCATGGCAGACAGCGTTAGGTCAACTTGTGAAACACTAAGGTTAATCGGCGTCCCTGATCGGGATGTCGCTGTGTACAGCACCCTGACGCCGAAGAACACGGTCCTGAACATGCGATTCAGGAAATTGCTACTGGAGCTTGGATACGATAGCCAGGAAAACGCTCGCGAAATCTGGATGCTGTGTGCCCGCGATCCTTTGTTCTTCATCAACACGTTCTGCTATTTGATGGAGACGCGAGAGCGTCAGGAATGGAACACGAACAATCGTTACGGCTCAAACAAAATCATTCCGTTCATCACACGCAAGTATCAGGATGACCTGATCCTGAAATGCGTTGAACACCTGGGCCGGAACGACATTATCATTCCGAAATCACGCGAGACAGGAATCTCATGGATTATCGCGGGGGCGCTTACGTCGTGGGATTTCATCTTTCACGATCAGACGCACATCGGGTTCGTCTCGAAGGATTTGTTGTCGGCGAACAACCCTGACGACCCGGATGCGTTGTTTTCCAAATTAGAGTTCCTGTTGAGGAGATTACCGTTTTGGTTATTTTCACCGGCAGACTACGAACGGAACATTTCGAAGAACACTTTGAAAAACATTAGAAACGGATCGTCCATAACGGCGTATGCGGCGAAGGGAGACATCGCGCGTGGAGGCCGCAAAGCGTATCTGTTAATGGATGAGTTTCACTTCTTCGAGCATGGCGAAGATTACGCGGCCATGGACTCGACAGTCCACGTTACGCCATGCCGCGTGTTTGTCTCAACGGCGAACCGCGATCGCGGTATGGCAGGGGCGTTCTATGACGTGATGACAGACGACAGCCGCAACGGGGTCCGGGTTGTCGTGGACTGGAAAGACGACGAAGACAAGCGCCGGGGGCTTTACCACGGAAAGACGAAGTTAGGTACTGACACGTACCATCTTGCGATTGACGATGTTGAATTCTGGAGCAAGTTTTCAAACAACGACGGGACATACAAACATCCAAATAAACCCGGTCAGAACTACCCGTTTATTGTCGATGATAGGATACGCTCGCTCTATTACGACCACGTCTGGATGCGTCCTGGCTCAACGCCGCAATCTATCGCCGCAGAACTCGACAGAAACTTCGGGGGAGCGACTGCGCAGATCTTCAATCCGCAGCTTCTGGCAAGTGCGATGGAGAAGACGAAGCCGCCGTTAATGCAAGGGGATATCGTTAGGAATCCATCGAAGCAGAATGAGTGGATGTTCGAAAGCCTGATGCTTGGCGGACTGACGTCGTTGTGGTGTTTGCTGGTAGATGGAAGGCCACCAAAAGGCGAGTATTCGATTGGAGCCGACGTGGCAGCAGGCACGGGCGGGGGATGGTCGAGTTACTCAGTTCTGGAGGTCATTGAGAGAAATTCCGGAGATCATGTTTTCGAGTGGCGGTCGAATCGCCTTGATCCAATTCAATTTGGCGAGTTGGCAGTCTGGGTTTGTAAATGGTTCTGGAACGGGTATCTTGTGCCGGAAGTAAACGGCCCCCTGGGCCAATTGTTCATCAATAAAGTCGTGAAGGATTTGAGATACGGGAATGTCTACCACGAGTTAAAAGCGAGAATCGCGTATCGACAGGTGACTGAGAAAATCGGCTACGTCAATAACGACAGAGGGCTTGCGTTGTTGAAAAACATGGAATCAGCAGTCCGGGATAAGCGAGTTCAACTGAACTCATTATTGGCCCTAAAGGAGTGCGGCCGCTATTTTATGAAGAACGGCAGGTTGGTTCACTCGGCTGCAGAAGTGACTGACGACGGCGCTGGAATGGGCCTGGCGCACGGCGATGCGGCAATTGCATTGGGTTGTTCTGTACTGGGCATCGACGGCTATCAGGTGAAGCGGGAATCTGATGTGAAAAACGAAGCTCCGCACGGGTCATTCCAGTGGCGACGCGAGCAGTATGAGAAGTCGATGAAGAAGATCGGTCAGAAGTCTTACTGGAAACCGGAGTGACAAATGGACCATAAACGTTTCATGGCCCTTAAAAACGCCATTGAGCCAAACCTGAAACAACTGAAGCCGTTCAGGGATGAACTGGCAGAAGCCATGAAAGCATACACCGGCCCGCACTACGGCCAGCAGAATGGCGACGATCGCCCAATCAACATGCTGCAATTGTCGGTCGAGTCATTGCTACAGCAGCTCTCTTCGAGAAACCCGCAGGTGTTGTGTTTCACGCACCGGCCGGAACTTCAGTCTTCAGCCATTGAGCTGGAGCTCGCAATGAACCAGGCGCTCAAGAACATGAAGTTTGAGGCTGAACACCGACTATGGGTTCTGTCTGCCATTTTTCTTGTTGGCATCATGGAAGTCGGTCTCGACATTATAGACTCGCCGGAAATCGACGGCGAGATATTGCCGATCACAGAGGTGTTCTGCGAAGCGATCATGTTCGACGACTTCGTGTTCGACACAACCGCCACGAAATGGGATCGCCGTCAGGTCTCGTTCTGGGGGCACAAGTATCGAATGTCGCTCGCTGAAGCAAAGAAAGATCTCACGTTCAATAAGGAGGCGAGAGGACAACTGACGGCTATCGAAAAGATGAGTGCCGGCCGTGACGGGATGTCCAACATCTCAAAGCCTGACGGCAATGCGAACACCGATTCATTTACTGAAATGTGCGAGATCTGGCAGATCTTCGTGCCTGAAGAGAACGAGATTGTAACCTTCTCGGTCGATGGCGGCGACAGACCATTAAAGACCGTTAAATGGGAGGGTCCAAAGCATGGTCCGTATCACATGTTCGGATTCAATCCTGTTCTCAACAACATCATGCCGCTTTCGCCCATCGCCAACTGGATCGCATTGGATGACCTTGAAAACAAGCTCTACACGAAACTCGGTGAGCAGGCATCCCGGCAGAAGACAATCGGCATCACTGACTTACAGGGAGTCACTGACGGCCAGTCCATCATCAAGACGAGTGACGGCGATGTGATCGCGGTTGGCAATCCGAACGCATTCAGGGAAGCCAGCTTCGGGGGTGTCAATCAGCAGACGCTGGGATTCGCTCTGAACGTGAAGTCGATGGCTGATTTTATGATGGGCAACCTTTCGCAACAAATGGGGCTCGGGGCGTCTGCCTCCACGTTGGGGCAGGAGCAGATGATTAAGCAGGCAGCGAACGTGCGTATTGAATCAATGCAAGGGGTTTTGCTGTCTGCAACCGAGGCGGTCCTTGAAGACGTCGCGTTCTACCTGCATCATCATCCGACGCAGGAATTTGACCTGACGCGGGAAATACCAGGCACGGACATGAAGCTGCCAATCAAGTGGCCTCGCCGTGATAATGGATTCGGACAAGAAATGGATGTCCGTACCGGCGATTACGAACAGTATGCAATCTCGATTGAGCCATACTCAATGACGTCCGTCTCTCCAGGTCAACGCGCTGAGCTTCTGCGGGCGATTTGGCGAGAGGATATTATGCCATCAATTCAACTTGGCATTCAGCCAGACGTTTACGTATATTTGTCAAAACTAGCGAAGTATTACGATCTTCCTGAGCTCACCCAGATAGTTCCAATGATACAGGAAGCATTGCCACCGCAAGAGAAGTTCGGTGGCGGTGGCCAAGCTCCGAAACCTGGCAAACCAAACGGAAACTACACGCGAGAAAACGTTAGTCGAGGCATGACAGATCGTGGAATGGACCAGCAGCGCGAAATGATGGCCCTCGCAGGTGGCGGCCAGGAATCCTAGTTGACTTAAAGGAAGATTTCATGCCGGTATACGAATTCAAAACTGATGATGGCGAATTGGTTGATTTATCCATGTCGTTCAAAGATCACGATCGCCGCGTGAAGAACGGCCAGATCAAACTTTCCGACGGTCGCACGGCCAAGACTTATTGGGGAGGAATGTCGTCAATCTCGACGGTTCCTTCTAACTACCCAATGGTCTCTTCTGCGGCCGGTGTTCATCCGGGACAAATCAAAGAGCACATGGATCACCTGAGATCGCAGGGTTGTGGCCAGGTGAATCACACAAAGGACGGAGACATTATCTTCGAATCCAAGGGGCAGAGAAAGAAGGTTCTCGAAACGCTTGGCATGTTTGACAGGCAGGGCGGGTATTCAGACCCCCAACCAAAAATAAGGACTGCAAGTTGCCGAAAGTATCGGTAACCAAATCTTTAGTCACAAATTTGATAAATGAAGAGCGAAAATGACCACAGTAATCTTATCAATAAACGTGTCTCAGGCACCCGACAAGGATGACATCAGGGCGATGGAATACATCGTCAGCAAAGAGAACATTCGCAGAAAAGAATCTAATAAACCCATGCTTCCTGAATCAACGAAGCGTGAATTAAAAGAGTCGTACGAGATTTGTCTTGCAGGCATTATGACAGACGCTCACCTGTCATACATTCAGCAGGCATTTGATGTCGTTCAGTCGGAAGATGGATTTAAGGGATTGCGGAAATTTTGGGCTGACTCAACGCCCGAACAACGGTCACAGGCGATTTCAGCACTTGGCGGATAATCAAATCGCTTGACAGGTTTTCTTTTTCTTCATAATGTTTCGTAAATAATACAACGGGAGCCGGGCTGATTAGCTCGGTAACAGGCAGACGGACATAGCGAGATCAGTGGAATAGCTACCACTCCTCGCAGAAGATGTCCACAGAACATCACGGCCCTCTGTGGGAGCCGAGTTGAAAAACTCGCGCTCCCATTTTCTTTTAAGGGTCTGATTGATGAGTCTGGAAACCGAAGGCAATTCTGATGTCGCTTCTGATGTCGCTTCTGAAAGCGTTTCCAGCAGCGAGTCTACGCCTGTTTCCACCAGCGAGTATTCCGCTGTTGATCCCGGTTATGATTCCAGCCCTTCATCAGAAATCGATGATCTTTCGGCACTGAAAGCCGAAAACGAAACAAAGAAAACTCCGTCCGAGACGTCAGACGATGCCAGCGAAGACACTGAAAGTGTTGAAACTGAAGAGGAGACTGAAACCCAGTCAACTGTTGAATCCGCTGAGAATATCATCAGCGATGAACTGTTGGATCGAGCTACTGAGCTTGGTTACACACTCGGTGAGATCAAGGGCTTCACCAGCGAGAAATCACTGGAAAAGGAAGTCGCGCGAGTCGAGAAGCTACAACAGCGACTGCAGGCACGACAGTCAAGCAAAGAGTCTCCCGCCAAAGATGATCAAACTCCAGCTGAAGAAGTTGAGGTTGAACCAGATTGGGCAGAGATGATTGAGCTGGGGCACGACCCAGATGTCGTCGGATTGCAGGAGAAAATGTGGCAACGTGCTACCAGAGCAGAAGCAATGGTCAAGCAGGTTTTCCAAGCCGATCGAGACCGTGCGTGGGCAGCGCACTGTGAGCGGTTTGACGATTCGATCAACAAACTCGGCGAAGAATTCAAGTCACTGCTTGGCAATGGCCGACGCGGAGATCTGATGAAGACATCGCCGGAAGCTGTCGCTAATCGGGACCAAGTCTTTCAAAAGATGGAGGTTCTGATGAACGGCTATCAGTCCGGAGGTAAGCCCATGCCGTCCGAAGATGAACTTATTCAAGAGGCCGTTCAAGCCTCTTTCTGGAAACAAACCAAAACATTCGCCCGCAAAGAGCTTACAAGCGACATCAAGAAGGCTGGTTCACAAGCGTTGTCGAGACCTCGTTCCTCAGGGACCAAAGCCCTGACAGGGCAGGCATCGGCAACAGCTAAAGAAAAAGAATTCTGGAAAAGTCACTCGTAGGTTTTGCTGGCTAAACAAACCATAAAGAAAGACAGAGTACCATGCCTGGAGTTGTCACACCACAAGACGTAGCCGATTTGGTCCAAAGCATTTTGCCGGACTTGGATCGAATGAACTGGGAGCAAATCGCCCAGAATCTCGTCGATTATGAAATGATGAGTCACTGGCTGAAAGACGACAAGATCGTCTTCGGTGACGGGATCGCAATCCGTAAAAATCTGTTGACCCGGTTGTCTGGCGCTGCGTCGCACACGGGAATGACGGACATTGATGACGTGGATATTCCAGACCTGATGGATGATATCCAGGTTCCGTGGCGTCATGCTCAGTCCAAGTGGGCATACCACTACCAGACTGACATCCTAATGAATCGTGGCAAGTCCACGATCAACGACACTGTCAAGCCTCGCCGACACGTCGCGATGCTCGACTTGGCGGAAGAATTGGAGGCCAAGGCGTGGCAGGTTCCGAATTCGTCTGACCGATTGAATCCATACGGCTTGCCGTATTGGATTGTGTTTAACGCGACGACTGGCTTCACGGGTGGATACCCGACTGGACCAGACGGCGTCATGCACGCGACAATCGCAGGCTTGAACCTGACTGATTCGCCGAAGTTCCGAAACTACTCGGCACAGTACGCGGCCGTAAACAAGCAGGATCTCCTGCCGAAAATGCGAACCGCACTCCGCGCGACAAACTTCAAGTCACCCGTAACGAAGGGGGACATGAGCACTCCGCGCGCGAACGATCGCCGTTACTACATGAACGAAGTCACGACAAGTGCCTTTGAAAATGTGGGCGAAGCTCAGAACGAGAATCTCGGTCGTGACATTGCGCCGTATACCGCTGGCGTCGGTAACAGCCATGGTGGCGTCCAGGATACCGACGGCACCCTGACTTTCAAAAAGAACCCGCTGGTTTATGTCCCGCAACTGGATGACACGACCGTGTACACGGCTGCGACAGATCCGATTTACCAGGTTGATCACGCGGTGTTCTATCCGTACTGCTTGAAGGGTGACTACCTTCGTGAAACGGGGCCGACACCAGCCCCGAATCAACACAACTATTATAGGGTGTTTGTTGATTTAACCTATAATATCCTCTGTACGAATCGTCGCCGATGTGCGGTGTTCGCGAAGTAATCGTGACTGACAAGGGCGGTTTTGTGTCCGCCCTTGTCTTTTTCTTGTGATCCCGTCCGATCTTGTTGATCGGAAAAGAGAGCCGTGTGGGAACGGACCCCAGTTGCCACGAGGCAGCGAATGACCACTGGAGGGGTTCAGTGGCGATGCTGAAGTAGTTGAAAGGTCTTGATCATGTCTAACGCAGTGCAGTACAACGGCGGAAGAACCGCTGATACAAGTCGCGGCTTGTCGTCTGGTGTTTGGGCAGATTGTCCTCTTGAGGACATTCGCGACGGTAATGTCAATGGCATTATTGTTGATGACGATTTCAATGTCGGCGGATCAATCGCATCAGTGACAGGCGATGCAACACTGGTTGGTATTCCGTACTTTGGATTCAATTCCGCTGGAGGCACAATCACCTACCCTGATGTCACAGGCGGCGAGATCGCTTTGACTGAAGCGACCGCCAATGAAGGGAATTTCATCCGCTCGATTCGGACAGTGTTCCAGATTTCATCGCAGCTTGGTGATTTGTGGTTCGAGGCTCGCGTGAAGGTTGGCTCCATCACAAATCTCGGAATGATCATTGGCCTTTGGGACAATGTTGCAGCCACGGTTGATATCCCGCTTTCCGCTGCTGATCCTCCGATCATGGCTGCGACTGGCAACTTTGTGGGCTTCCGAATGCCAGAGGGTTCGGGGTCTGTTGACACGATCTACAAGGCAGACGGTGTTGGTGTCGTTGCTGATCAGACAGTCAACTCCGCGTGTGTTGTGTTGGTGGCCGACACTTATGTCAAGCTCGGAATGCGATTCACTCGCCGTACGGGACTGCTGACATGGTACGTCAACGGTGTTTCATGCGGAAACACGAAAGCTGTTCCGAACGAGACCGGAACTGATTTCCCTGCCGACGTTCGGTTTGGATTACTGTTCGGTCAGAAGCTTGTCGCTACCGCTGCTGGTGTAAGCAAGATTGACCGCTGGACTTGTGCCCAGCTATTCGTGTAATCTTACTTGGTTGACCGGCGACACAATGTCGCCGCGTCAATCTTGTTTTATTCTAAAAGGGTTTTCAATGGATCGTACAACAGCCAGTTACTACCGATCGATTCTGTTCCATGATGGCGAGGATCAACGGCCACTGCCACAATCGCTGGTCCGGATGCACGCATGGGCGTTCAAGTGCTGTCAGAATTTGGGTATCGGCAGTGTCATCACGAAACAGGCCGCATTGGGCGTGGTGATGAATTGGTTGATCGCGACCAAAGATGGTCGTGCGTTTGCGATTGAGTTCACAACTATTGGCGACCTGCTGTGCAGTCCAGAAGATGACGCAAAAGTCGATAGCATCAGCGACTTGCCGGCCAGTGACGATTGGGACAACACCCCAGCGCAGAGCAAGGTCACGGTCCTGATTGACGATAAGCCGACTGCCGGAAAGTTCATCGGCCGTCGGGGAGCATGGATCGACGTCAAGGTAGGATCAGAGACAAAACCGTACCTGATGAGTCAGGTACAAATCGCGGGAGCGTAAGTTCGTGGCTGATTCAACATTAACGCTTAATCGTGACGATCTGCTGAAGGCCGCTGGCAACATGCTGGGCCGGGGCATTGACATCACTGGTTGGGATGATGCTGATTTCACAACGCGAGTCAACATGTGCGTTGATATCGGCTGTCGGTGGGTTTACGAACCTGACATACTGCCGAACGAGCTTCAGGTTCACATGTGGTCGTTCATGCAGCCAAAGTTCCGGTCGTTCAGCATCAACGCTCCATACGCGACCGGGACCGTCACTGTTGTGGCTGGTGTCGTGACTGGCGTTGGTACTTTGTTTCCGGCCTGGGCGGCGGATGCGGAGTTTACTGTTGGCGGTGTGAGCTACCCGGTAGCAACACGATCCAGCGACACATCGCTGATTTTGGACAACGCGGCAGTGGCAGCGGCCGCCGGATCGTCATACACGTTGCAGCAGATCGATTACGTACTGCCTGATTTGTTCGGTGGCTTCCGAGGCGATCTGTTCCTTGATCATTCATCAACATCGCTGGGATACACGGTTCAGCGTGCCGACAAGCAGCAATTGCTGTCGTATCAGAAAAGCGGTGTTGCCGACTTTGCTTCTCAGCCAACTCGGTTCGCTGTCTTTACGCAGGATCAGACTGGCGCGAGTGGTCAGCGATGGATGATGACACTCTGGCCGACGGCGGACTCTGCCTACACGATTTCCGGGTTCTACACGATCAACCCTTATCAGCTTACATCCGCGTTGCCGTTTCCGATGGGCGGACTGCCCTTGTCAGAATGTCTTCGCGAAGCGGTCCTTGGAGCCGTGGAGCTTGAATTCAAAGGCGAAGCTGGCATTCACATGCAGATGTTTAGAATGAAACTCCAGGCGGCCGTTTCATTCGATCGCCAGACAAGCAATCCGGGGATCATCGGACAGAACCTGGACTACAGTCACCAGCGTCGCAGCTTCATGCGACAAGGCCCGCGAGTGCAGCACGTCGGGCTTGGTCCGACAAACTACCAATAAAAGTTTTTCGAGTTGGCATATGCCTTTAAGATGGCTTACTTAAAGCCCCACCTTTTTAACCAGAAGAAGAAAGCAGAGTTGTACTATGTCTCGCGCGCTTAACATTCACGACGGACTTGGCGAAGTCGCAAAAGACCCGTCTCTTGGCATCCTTCTGGCCTACGGATCAACCGTTCCGGCTGCAGCAACTTTGGGGTATGCACCGGGATGCCAGTTTATCAAAACAAACGGCACCGGGCTGTCAACAACTCGTTTCGTCAACATCGGCACCAGAGCTTCATCTCTGTTCGTCACTGAAGGGTTGTCTGGCGCATATGCAGTCAGCTTTAACTACGGCGAAGCAACTGCGATCGATGATCCGTTTTTCGTGGCGAGTCGGGCGCTTCAGGTTCAGTCAATCATTGTTCGTCCGCTGGTTGTCGGATCAGACGCGAGTGGCGTTACGGCAGAAATCCGCAAAGCAGCAAGTGGCGTGGCGATTGCCAGCGGCACGGTACTACATACCGGATCAGCAAACCTGAGAGTCGGAGCCAACACCAACCAAACGTTGGCACTCAGCGCGACTCCAGCGACAATCCTGTTGGCGGCTGGCGATGCAATCGGAATGGACGTGACTGGAACCACGACAGCGGCTCGCGGTCTCGTCACTGTGCTCTTGCTTCCGGTGTAATGGTTTCATTCTTGCCAAACCGTCTGAAGCCGTCGTGATCGCGGCGGCTTCAGATTTTCACAGGCATTGTCTGCGTTCGGTAATCTGAGAGATCCGCCCCATGCCTTCGGAAATTACGTTTTGGAAACAAATGCGAGGCTTGCTGTCCACCCTGTCAGCATCGGCCGGGCGAATGCCAACAGCGAACCTTGGAACAGGGACAGCAGATGCTAACACTGTTTTGCGAGGCGACCAGACATATGTCAATCTTGCGTCTGCCGTCGCTGCGACAGCAGATGTAGCTGCAAATACAGCGAAAACTTCCAATGCAACTCATACGGGCGACGTGACTGGAGCGACGGCATTAACAATTGCTGCAGGTGTTGTGACGCTGGCAAATCAAGCCAATATGGCAACGGCGAGTGTTGTCTATCGCAAGACTGGAGGCACTGGCGTGCCGGAAGTGCAGCCGCTGGCGACGCTGAAGACTGACCTGGGATTGACTGGCACAAACGCAGGTGACATAACAATCAATGCTCTGAGTAGCACTTCCTATACGATTGCGGTTGGAACAGCAGGCGTTGATGTCGAGGTGGACGCAGCGGTCTCGACCGTCACGATAAATATCCCAAGTGCATCATCCTCGGCTCGCGGTGTTGTTACAACAGGTGCTCAGACAATCGCTGGGGCCAAGACATTTGGTCAAGTTTTAGTGACGCCAGTTAGTGATGCTGTCGCGATCACGTCGGGGGGATTCGCTGGCCTGACGGTGAATCAGCAAGAGTGGAGAACCCCTGGCAATGCTGTTACTTCGTCGATTGATTCAGCCGGACGGCCAATGTTTCTTGGGTCGATGTCTGTGATAAGCACTTTTCATACGACCATGTGGAACAATGGGGCATTTGGTTGGGCAAGTACAGGTAGCGTGAACACAACAAGTGCGCTCGAAACAGCTTTGTTCCGCGATGGTGGGGCAGGTCTGGTAGGAGTAAGAAACGGCACGACTCCACATCGAATCCAGGTCTATAACACTTGGTCCTCAGCGGGCTCGAACTTCGAGCGAGGAGTGTGTGGTTTTGACACTAACGTATTTACGATCGGGAGCTACGCCGGTGGCACGGGAACACTCCGGGACATCAGGGTTGGCGTTACAGGGAACAAGCTGGGTTTCTATGGCACTACGGCTGTCACGCGGCAAACGACTGGCGTTTCGGCAGGAGCCTTTGTTGCGAACTCGTCTGGTATTGCAAATGATTCAGCTACGTTCGGCGGGTACACGATCGCGCAGATAGCGGCGGCATTGAGAAACTTGGGGCTATTAACATGAGCGCAGTGATTTCAATTAGCTTTCCGCACATTTCAGGTGTCGTCAGCGGGCACACTGCGTTTGTTCGCGATGAGGCCGGAGCGTTGCTGAATACCGGCGGAGATACGATTTTAGAGACTGGCAGCACTGGCGTCTGGACGTTCACGCTCTCGGAAGTTCGCGTAACAAACGCGAGCTACCTTGTGAGAATCTATAGTGGCTCAGTTGAGGTTACTGACGAACTGGTGTTTGACGGCGTGCTACATGCGGGACAGTTGCTTGTTGATAAGGTTGGAGACAGTTTCCTGTTCTCGAATCGCACGATCATTCGCGGGGTGGTAGGAGCGACTGCGCCGTCAACATCGTCATTCACGCCTTCGGGAATCTCGCCGGCCGGAAGTGTCGCCAATCAATGGAACGGCAGAGTCATTATTTTTGACAACAACACGACAACGGTTGGCCTGAGAGGGCAAGGGACAGTAATCACATCGTGCAGCGCGGCGGCACTTCCTTTGCTGACATTCGTTGCGTTGACAACAGCTCCAGTAAGTGGCGACAGTTTTTCGATAACATGAGGTGCGACACATGGAAGCGATAACTCAGTCACGAGCAGGTGTACCGTATCCAGGTCGTCGATACGGGTCGTTTGTAAAAGCTGAAGTCATTGCCCCAGATTTTCTGCACGGTACAATCCGCGTAGTTCCTCACCTTTCTGGTACGATCAGCTTTGTTCCGCACCTTTCTGGTACGATCAATGTTGATCCGCATCTATATGGCGACATCAGGATGAATCAATGAGCGAAACGCTCTTCCGCAAGAACGACAACATCATCGAATGGACGTGGCTCCAGAAGGCGACTGACGGAGCTTACGTCAACGACGGTTCTGTCACGTTCTCGTTGTACTCAGGATATTCGCTGGTTTCAGCGACTGGTGTTCGGACAGCATCTGCCGGAGCGGTGAACGCACTTGCGTTTGGTCCATCGGATATGGATTATGTGCCAGGCAGCAATGGCAAGTATCAGGGCAAACTGCCAGCGAGCCTTGCTTTGGATTTGGATCTGGAATACACAATCGAGATTAACGCCGTCGCGTCCGGACACACAGCGAGACGCTCAATTGCGGCGTCTGTCATTGATCGAACAACGTAAAGGAGAATCATCGTGGGTGTTGCCATTTCAGGACTTGCGGCGGCTTCAATTCTCAATGAGGCCGACATCTTAGAAATCGAAACGGCTGGAGTCAGTAAGAAAATCACAAAGACGCTGTTTCGGCAAAATCTGTTTATTGATCCAGCAGAGGCAGCACCAGTGTTAGGGGACGTATTAGCCCACGATGGTACGGACTTTGTCTTTATTGCTGGATCTCCTCAGACAGGGCGTTGGACGGTGATTAATCAAATTGCGTACACCGAAGCGGCCCCCGCCACGTCATCCACGATCACGTTTGCTGGCGGAGCTCCGTCTGGTGGAGTTAATCGGAAAGGCGGTGACTACTTCTCAGTCGGATTGCCGGTTCGTGTCGAGATTGGAGCAGGAGTCTTCTACTACGGAATATGCACGGCGGTCACAGACACGCTATTGACGATGTCTGGGGCGATTCTTCCAATAAGTCCAATTATCAGCCTCACTTTCGGTAAGTTAGAGATGGTGAAGCATGTGGAGATGAGTGTTCCGGCGGTGACCTACAACACGCTGGGACCGACTATTCCGTTGGTGAAAGGCTGCCTTCATCGTTGGCGAGGCGCACCCGGTCGCCTTGTGGCTTATTCGTGTTCGCATATGAATACGTCAGGAACGACTGTCGTCAATCTGAAAATGAATGGTGGAACAAACGTTTCGACCGCTGGTGTAATTCCCGCAGCAGGAACAGCAACAACTCATGGAGCTTTCGTTAACTCCGCGCTGGGTGACCTGATTCAAGCGAACCTCGCGATTGCCGACAGTCAGACGATTACCGCAGTGGTGACGACTGCTGGCGATACGGCAGACTTCCTTGTTATCTGCATGGCTTTTGTGTTGACGTAATAAATGACATCACGACGTAGCACACAAGGAGAAATCTTATGGTGGTGAAAATTTCAGACATGCCAGAAGCGTTGGTTCTCAACGAAACCGACGAAATCGAAATCGAACAGGCAGGCGTCAGTAAGAAACTCACGAAGAAACAGCTTCGGTCTTTATTGTTTAAGGCGTCTCCAGCTCCAGTGTTGGGGGACTACATATCCTACGATGGTACGGACTTTGTAGCTACTGCTCCAGTTCCTCCGTTAGAGCGTTGGACGGTGATTGACCAAATTGCGTACACTGAATCGGGTGCTATTACTTGGGATAGGGTACTATTTGATGGCGGAGCTCCGTCTGGTGGAGTCAATCGGAAAGCGAGCGACTACTTCTCAGTTGGATTGCCGGTTCGTGTCGAGATTGGAGCAGGAGTCTTCTACTACGGAATGTGTAGTGCTGTAAGTACCACGCTGTTGACTGTCTCCAATGCTATATTTCCAAGCGCTGGTTCAATTATTCCAGCCTCTCCCATCATAAGCCTTGCTTTCGGTACGTTAGAGATGGTGAAGCATGTTTCAATGGCTTTTGTCGGAACGAACTACAATACCTCCACCACGCTTGTTTTAACAAACGGTTGTCAACATCGCTGGATTGGTCCAACAGGCCATCTGGTAGAGGCTACGTGTTCGCACATGAACACTGCCTTTAATACTGTAGTGAATCTGCACATGAACGGCGGCAGTCCAGTCTTATGGTATGGCATGATTCCCGGAGCAGGAACGGCAACCACACATGGAGCTTTCAGTCCGCGTCCGATTTATCATACGGATTTTGGAACCCTGACTGCTGCGAATGCCGTGATTTCACACAATCAGACAATCACAGCAAAAACACCGGTTCGCGGCGATGCGCCCCATGTGGGCGACTTCCTCATAATCAACATGACATTCGTGGTGCCATAAAATGCCAACCCGTCGAATTGAAATCCAATTTCCGCTAAAAGGGCTCAATGAGGCTTCAGCATTATTGCGTCAAAAGGGAGGCCAAGACGGAACGCACACAGCATCTAAGTGCGATAACGTGATCGGGTATGATCCCAAAACAGGACGAAACCGAGGGGCATCGCGAGCTGGAACGCTAAAGTATTGTCCCGATCGAATCAATGGGGCTTTGGCAGGCCAGTGTCTTGTGCATGTTGTTGCCGTTGTTGAAAACGAAAGCCGTCAGACAGGTTCATTAGGAGACCCACCTGGAGGAGTGAGGGTCACGGCTTCAGGGGCTGTTCGACAATTAGGACCAAGCACAATCTTGACAACTGGAGCGAGGGTCACAACTCTTGTGGGTATTTCTGGTGGAAATGCTGCTGTAATCACCAGAACTGGAATCCAACCAATTCTCTCTGGAACCTCTGCCATGTCATCGGCAAAGACTGTCATATTTGCCGAATCATTCTTCAAGCAAATTTTTTTCTGTGACGGAGCGAACTACAAGTATTACAACGTATCAGCGAACGAAATGATTACATGGACGGCAGCGACTGGCGGCACAATGCCATCGCAGGAATCAAACGTTCAACCAATCACAAACGCCTCAAATGCAACGCCGATTGTAGTCACTATTGTTTCACATGGATTTAGTAACGGGGATCAGGTCACAATCACGGGGGTTGTTGGCAACGCGGCAACAAATGAAACGTGGGTGATTGAAAACATAACGGCCGACACCTTTGAGATAATTGGCTCAATAGGGAGCGGAGCATACGCAAGTGGTGGAAGTTGTGTTCGCCTGAGCGGATCACGATGCTCGCTGATTGCCGTCTGGGGAGGACGAATCGTACTGAGTGGGCTGGAGACTGATCCGAACAACATTTTTATGTCGGCGGTCGGTGATCCTTTCGATTTCGACTACGCTCCTGATACAGCGACGGTTCAGCAGGCGGTTGCAGGGAATGTGACTTCTGGCTACGGCAAGAATCCAGATATTGTGACAGCCCTGATTCCGTACACCGATGATGTAATGCTGATTGGAGGCTCGCATTCAATCCGCCGTCTTGTTGGCAACCCGGCTGAAGGGGGGATCAATGTCAGCGTGACCGATATTACCGGGATCGCTTTTGGTAAAGCATGGTGCCAATCGCCTGAAGGGATTGTCTATTTCTTCGGTTCACGCGGTGGGATTTATCGCATTAACCCCGAGAACGGCATTCCGAACAGACTGACGTCCATGACGATCGACGAAAGATTGTCTGACACCAATCTTAGTGAAAACATCGTAACACTGGAGTGGGATGACAGGGCGATTGCCGTCCGTGTCTACATCTCTCCTATTAACGGATCAGGGACAGTAAATTATGTCTGGGACGTAAGAAACGAAGCATGGTGGCCATTCACGTATGCGAACTCAGATCACAATCCTTTTTCCGTCCATCTGTTGGCCGGAAACACGGCTGCGGATCGCAGTATTCTGGAATACGGACAGGATGGCTATGTTCGGTTTATTGACGTGGATTCAAATACTGATGATGGAAACGCAATCGAGAGCTTTGTCTACATTGGGCCATTCAGTGGCATGATGCTGGTTGAACTCTATGCCACGCTGAGTGAAAGCAGTGATAGCGTGACGTGGGCAATATGCAGTGCGTCAAGCATGGAGCGAGCATTGGATATTGCGCCGAGAATCACTGGGCGAATCAAAGGCGGCCGTAACGCATGTCAGTGGCCTCGCGGATTCATAGAACATGGATACCTGCGGTTGTCTTCATCTGGACCATGGGCAATGGAGCAACTGACGATTGGCGTTGAGCAGGCGACCGAGACAATGCAAAGAATCATGCGGAGCACGCCATGAGCCTGTCAGTCGGTTTGGGAAAAATCATAAACGATCCAGAAGCGACTCTTCGAACACGAAGAGCCCTTGGCGCATTATCAACGCCAGGGCTTCTTGTTCTCGACACCGGAATCACGATTGATAGCGACGGGCGACTGGTCTTACGACTGAAATCCACTGGTGGATTGACGCAGGACGAAACTGGGTTGTCAGTTTTTTCAGGGAAAGGAACAGCAAGTTTGTCATTCGCCAGGAATGGCACTGTTCAAAACCTTACGATAACTGTGACCGGGGCACTATCTGGAGACAATGTGATCGTATCTCCAGTTGAAGCCCCAGCCACTGGTATTATTTCATGGTCAGGATACGTGTCTGCTGATAATACGGTTACCATCAGGGTAGCGACAGCAAACGTTGGCGGCAGTGATGTGCGATTTTGGCGAGCAGTAGTTATTCGTTATTGACTCAAGGCAAGGATACACGCAAATGGCAAGAAATAATTTTAATGTCCCAACGCCAGCGGGTTACGAGCGTGTGACATTTCCGGGCGGTATGAGCGGGACTTTCGTGCCATCATTGCCAAAACCGCCACAGGCTGGACCAATGAGCCCGTCTGGATCATTGCCTTCGTTCAATCAGGCTGGACCAACAGCCATGAGAGATTTCGGATCACCGGGCGTTGAGGCTCAGCGAATGTATTCAGGGCAACAAGACGCGGCCAGATTCAATGCGGCATCCGCAGGTTACGACCAGCAAATCCTTAACTCGCGGTCTCGTGGCGACCAAGGCTACCAACAGCTTTCAAACAATTACGACGCTGTCACTGCGGATGCCAGTGCGACTCGCGATCGCAACATGGCGAGAGTCGATCTCTACGGAAACTCAATGCGAGATGACTTGAATCGGCAGAACACCCAGAGACTGGCAGCGTCGTCTCAGTCCGCAATCATGCGTGGGCTGGGAAACACAACGATCCATGATTCTCTGCAGCGCGGGACGAATTTTGATAACACTCGCCAGCTATTGAGTCTTGAAGATCAGTTGTTGCAGAATCGCATCTCGACAGACGCAAGCCTGAGCGCGGCCTACCAGAACACTTTACAAAACCGTGCGACTGGACTCGCGTCTCAGTGGAATCAGAACACCACAAACGAGAACGATTTGGCAGGCAGGCGATTGAGCTTTCTTCAACAAGGTGTCCAATCCAGCGGTCCATCATCTATGGACGTTTCGAATGTTTACGCGCAGGAAAAACAATTGGGTTTCCAGAGGGAGGATTTGACGCAACGGGGCGAACTACAAAGGGATCAGTTGGTATTCCAGAGGGAGGAGTTGGCGCAACAGGGCGCACTACAAAGGGAGCAGTTGGCATTCCAGCAAAGGCAAGCAGAACTGAATTACTCGGCGAGCGTGCCTGCTAGGTTCAGGCTTATTAATGGTCAAGTGCAAAAATCCACTAACAACGGGGCATCATGGGCTGTTGACACTGACCGACCATCACGCGGCTCTCACGATCTTGTATACCGTCGTTGATAACAGAAATCAGTAACGAAGCCAATCGCGATTGCGTCCCGGTCTTCTAACACTCAGTACAGGCGTCGTTCTCATGGTCCAATACAAATCTCGTCATCCGTATGGAACAGACACGTACAATCGAGCGCCATCATTTGGCCGCAGTCAGGGGGGTACGCAAGCAGAACAAGACGAACTGGAAAAACGGAGATTAGAGGAGGAGAGATATCGAGAGGCCCAAAACAGATACATCGCGGTCCTTAATAAAAACCGTGAAGACATTACCCAAAAAAGTCTCGTCAAACAAAAAGGTGGTATTGAATCCGCCCTCGCCGCACAGCAGCAAGCGGCAACTGCAAGGCGTGATCAACAGCAGCAATTGTACGGACAACAGAACACGAACCAGCGTGCCGGCATTGCTGCGGACGCTTCAGCACAACAGTTCGGACAGCAAACTCAACGCGATCAGCAGCAGCAAAAAGATCTGCTGAGGCGTGATGCCTCGCAATTCGGATATTCGACGCAGCGCGATCGAGCACAGCAGCAAGATCAGTTGCAACGCGATCAGCAGCAGTTCGGATACCAAACGCAACGCGATCAGCAGCAGTTCGGATACCAAACTCATCGCGATCGAGCACAACAGCAAGATCAGTTGCAACGCGATGCCTCGCAGTTCGGGTATTCAACGCAGCGCGATCAACAGCAGTTCGGATACCAAACGCAGCGCGATCAGCAACAGCAGCAGGATCTTCTGCAACGCGATGCCTCGCAGTTCGGGTATTCAACTCAGCGCGATCAGCAACAGTTCGGTCAGCAAACACAGCGCGACGAAATACAGCAAGGATACACGCAGCAGAACGCGACCCAGAGGGAAACGTTCGGCGTGTCTGAGCGATGGAACGAACAGATTCAGCAGGCCCGCAACGCTGGAATGGATTTCAGCGAGTCACAACAGAAAGAAATGAAAACGCTGGATGAGTCGTTTCAGAAAAACGTGATGAATGGCCCGTTTGACGAAGGGCTGAAGCAGCAAGCAATGCTGGAGCATCAGAGAAAACTCTCGGCGATTATCCCCAATGAAAGGGTTCAGAGTTCGCAGGATGGCTTTGACGGATCATTGGTAACGCACAAAAAAACTGGAGCCGAGTTTATCGTCAGCCTTGATTCGCGAGGATTCCGGACATATGAGCCACTCTCTTCCGGCCAGGGGAAGGCGGCTCCGACAACACAGGAGCTCGCTTCGAAACAGCGAAAAGGGGCACTCGACAGAGAGATCGCCATGCAGAAATTACGGGACAAGCTTGGAGCAAAGACGGACCCTGAAACCGGCGAGCCTGTTTACAAAAACACGGATGATCTCGACAAAGCGGCAATGGACGAATTTGCCCCACATGAACATTACTTCCGAGAGGAAGAAGGTCTTCCGCCACAAAAACTGTATCAACAGGAAATAGACCGAGAGAAGCTGAAGCAGCAACAGCAACAACCACAGCAACAGCCTTTTCAGCCGCAAGGCCCGATTGATCCACGAGGCAATGAGCAATGGCAAATAGCGCCACAGCAAATGCCAGCGGGACAAGCATCGGCGAAACCACCTGTATTGTCTGCGAGGTCGCCATTGCCAGCAGAAGTTGGTAAAACGCTGAGCGGTCTTCCCGGCGGAAAGCAGTTGCAGGCACTGCGAGAGAAGCACAGCTCAACATCGACAATGGATCAGACTGTGCGGATGGCGGCGGATATCGTGATCAATTCTGTTATGACAAAAGACACCAGTGATCCTGATCTTGCTGAAGCAGAAGAGATTCTTAAAAAAGCTGGGTACAAGATAGGTAATTGAAATGGCTGATGGGTATCAACGATACGGTCCAATTACGACAGCAGAAGAAATCCAGAGACAAAAAGCAATAAAAGATGCTGAAGAGTCTGCGCGTCAAAATGCTGCGCGAAAGGAACAGCAGCAGAAGTACCAAGACGAAATCGACAAACGAAAAAACGCTCTGATCAACGAAGCAAAACAGCAAGATGCTTCGAAGGGTGAAGATCCTGGATCTGTTGAGGGGAGACAAAACCGGAAAGAGCTTCTGAGGAAGGGGCCGCAGTTTGAAAAACAGAAGCCTGCTCCGTCAACCGTAAAAGTTGACGGCATCGAAAAACCTATCGACGAAGCAATCGCAGACATCCCCGCGCGGATGGAATTCGAGAACGCCGTTGCTTCCAGTCCCCTCAGGCAACGAGCACTTGCACGCACTCGCACGGAAGAACTGATCTCCGAAGGCGTTGATTCCACCAAAGCTGCTGAGCAGGCACGGACAGAGCAAGAACAACGACAGGCGTCATTCGATAAGGGACGCGAAAACATTCGCAAAGAGCCATCGAACCTCGGCAAAGAAACGCGAGCGTTCATGGAGCGATCAACGCTTGGCTTTGTTGCTCCATTCTCCCGAATGGCTTCGCCTCTCGTTAAAAAACTGGGCTATGGCGACGTGGCAACACAGGCTGCTGACCAAGCTGAGGCACAAGCGGCCGGCGCTGAGTCTGAAATGGCTCAACACCGCGACGAAAAATATGCACATCCTGAAATTTCCAAGGCTTTTGCAGGAGTTGCAGAAAACGTAGCACAAATGTTGCCCGGCATTGCAGCGTCAATGATTGGCACTCCGGCTGTTGGTATGGCCGTAATGGCTGGCCAGTTCGGGAGCCAGGAATACAGCCGAGCGGAGTACGAAGGTAAAGAAGCTGGACTCGCCGGCGATGAGTTGACAAGGTATGCAGCAATTCAGGGAGGAATTGAAGCATCCATCATGCCGATAATGAGCAAGATCCCAGGGCTTGGCGGTATTGAAAGTCGTGTGATGAGACAGGCGATTGCGAACAAGATCGCATCTAGCCCGGCATCCATGAAAGCATTGGCCAGTGGTGCCAAGTCGCTGGCTAAAGACACGTCCGCCGAATTGGTTGAAGAGGTATTGACGGAAGTCCTGCACGGCTATGCAACTGAGAAAATGCTGAACCAGGATGTCGATTACAAAGCAGTGCTGAAAGACACTGTCTTGCAAACGATGTTAATGATGGGGACGATGGAAGGCGCTCGACAGGTAGGACGTTTGGCGTCAAGTGGTAATCAGCGACTGCCTGTCCTCCCAGAAGATCAGCAGAAATCAGACGACGGTGAAATCCAGCAAATCCCGATCGATGAAATGCTGCGACGTCGAGACGAGCAGCAAGGAGCAACAGACTCGCCAGATACGTCCACCACGCCTGTTCGACCAGCAGTGGATGCGTTCATCAAGAAGCCATCTAAACAAAACTACGACGCTGCTATTGCCGATGGAATGCCGCCAGTTGACAACCCGAACCGTGCGAATCGTCAGAAACTTGCAGACAACCTGAACAACCCCGATCCGTTGGGAATGCGAAAGCCTGAGCTCGATCCAGCGCCTGCTCCGCAAGAAGACATGTCAGGCAATGTGCCTGATGATGTAGAGGATAGAATCTTTAACCGATTGAAAGCTCAAAATGAAAAGCTCACCGAAGCACCCGAAGGGGACGAAGTCGCCCAAGAACCCGAAGTCGCCACCCAAGACCCCGAAGTCGGGGTATTAAAGACCGACGCTGCTGCTCCCATGGTGGATTCCGCCATGGGGCAGGTTGCTTCTCCAGACGCAATCGCTCCGCAGGAGGATGCGACATCGCCAGAAGCCACTGCAGACACGCCACGTCGCGGCGTTGTCGGCGACATGCTGTCATCGGATGAAGTCGTGCAAACGTCTTCAGGGCGACCAACAACCCCTTTCCCGAAGGTCAGCACTGGAACCGAAGGCAAGACAGGCATGACTCTTCGCATGACTTTTCGGCGTGCGGAGACTTGGCTGCAGTCAAATGCACTTAAGGAAGCGGAATCACGAGGCGACGATTTCAACGCCACCATATTCCGTGGCGAGAAGCCTGGCAAGATGTCAAAGGCGACCAAGGATTCAATGGAGGAATACCTGTTCGGCGAGCAGCCAGCGGTTGTTCCAAGCATCCTGAAGCCGTTGGTGAAGCCTGAAATACCGGCAGTTGATGACGAGAGCACTTCGGCAGCAGTGGGCGATTGGGCAGAAAGCAAGTCAACAGACGGGAACGTAGTCTTTTCTTCTCCAGACGCAATCGCTCCGGCAGATCAGGCTACTCCACCACTTACGTCAGAGCTTCCAACAGAAGTTGGCCAAGTTTATATCGCAAATATGCGTAGCGGCCAAAAGTTTGCTGTGCGAAGTTCTGATCAGCCGCGAGGCGGTGGCGATATGCTGTTTGATACCGAGCAGCAAGCAAGAGAAGAATCCCCGAAGATCAAACAACAGTACGAAGATGAAATTGCAAGAAAGGCTGGATTCGATAAGGCTGATGCCGACAAGGCCGAAGCAGACGCAGCAAAGCCAAAGTTGACACTTCAAGAGGCGAGCAAAGCAGCAAGGTTCAAAAAGACACTCGATCAGAAGGTGAACTATACAGGGTCAGTCGGAGGAAAGAGTGAAGTTATCACTCGTCGCGATCTAGTAGACCGCCAACTCACAGAAGGGCGAAAGCCTGTTGTCTCAGAAGACGATGATACAGCAGCGGTCAATAAGGCTACACGGCAATTAGGCTCTTTGCGAAAGCAAAAGTGGGGTATCTCAGCAAACGAAAACCACCCGGATGCAATCAAAGCCAAGGAATACCGTGAGATCATTGCCAATCCACCGAAAATCAAGTCGTATTCAATGGACGACGCGGACGGCAATGGAAGGGTGTTGACAAAAGCAGAATACGAATACGCGATATCAAAGAGCGATCAAACACCAGCACAAGGAACAGCAGATGTCATCGAATCGCCGGATCTGCGTTTAGAGAAGCGAAGAGAAGCGGACGCGGAGAAACGCAAACAGTCCATCAAGGACGGCGGATTCAATGTTGGCGACCGCTTGACGCAGGCCGTGACTGGTCGGACAGGCGTGTTGGATGGGATCAGCGAGAATTCGGGAACCATCAGCGTGCGGTTCGACGCCGATGGAAGCGTGCTTTCCGGGACAGACGTCTCCGGATTCGAGCGGACGCCGGAACCCAAAACAAAGCCTGCACAAACATGGACGCCAAAGCCAGAGGGCGTGGTTCGTGTAGTTCACGTCTCGTCTAAGGAAATGACCAAAGGCATCCGCGACAACGGGTTGAATTACGCCAAACAGGGGATGCTGCAGAGTACGGCGCGAGTGGTGGACGATGAGTCCGGAATGGAAACGGACGATCCGAGATACAGGGCCGGTGTCGCAAACGTCTTTGACATACCTGCCAGCGAATATCGCCAGCATGATGACGTCACCAAATCGCCAGGCGTTCTTCCGGCGAAGTACCTTGTTTCTCAGATCCCGATCAAGGACGGCAAGCCGGTTCCACCGAAGGCAGGAAAATCGAAGCCTGAGCCTAAAACAGAGCCGTTTCCGGTTGTTGAACAAAAGGCCAAGGCAGAAAAGCCATCGGCTATTGAGCACGACAGGCTTTACGGCGAACTGCAGCCACTCTACCGCGATCCAAAACACAAGGCTGGCGACAGAGATCACATGGCGAGGATTAAAGATCTGGAAGAACAGGTCGAATTCCACAAGCCAGCGGCAGTGGCAAGGGCACAATCTGAGATTGATCAGGAGAACAAGGCTAAGGCGAGCGAGCCTGAACCATCTCAAGAGGATCTTATGGAGCAAATGCTTCGCGAGGAACTGCTTGGCCAAAAGCCAGCGCAGGAGCCAAAGGCGACAGCCCTAAACCTAGACGACAAGGTTCAGATTATTTCCAGTGGCGAAACCGGGACTGTTCAGGGCATACAGATCAGCCGTGGAATTCTTGTCAACAGTAAGTGGTTTCCAGCAGAAGACGTGAGGCCATCGAACCACAAAGACGCCATTGATCTTTTGGTAGAACAGTTGACTCCAAAAAATAAGGGTAAAGCAAAGACGCGGAAACCAAAGACTCCAAAGCCATCCGGGGCAATCGACATGATTGAATCGCCGGGGGCAAGATCTCAGAGGAAAAAGGACGAAGCAAAGTCGCGATCAGAGCAGACTAAGAAAGAGCTGGACGATGCCGCTGACGACTTTGGAAAGGCGTTTGGCTTTACAGCACCAATGGGTCTTACTCGCGAACAGATGCGAGCCTCCGCGCGACTGGTAAAGGCTGCGCTGGATCATGGCGTGGCGAAGTTCGACGAGTTTGTTGCGTTTGTGGCGAATAAGTTTGGAAACGAGATCACGCTGAATGCTGCAGAAGGAATCGAGCTGGCATGGCGGACGTTAAAGCGGTTGCCGGAGTATTCCGGAATCGATGACGCAGGAAGCGTGGCTGACGTACTCACTTCAAGAAAGGTATCTACCGATGGAACAAGCGACCAAGGTGAAGCCTCATCAGACGAGGGCATGGGCGGAGAGTCTGGAGAATCTGGAACAACACTGGCCCCGGAAGCTGGAAGCACTTCTAAAGACGGGGAAGCTGAAGCAGGAACTAGACCAAACAGCGATTCGCTACCTGGAGGAACTGACAGCACTTCGGAAACAGAATCCGAAGGAACCGGAACTAGCACTGAGGGAACTGGCACAGAGCAGAGTTCTGGAGCAAAACCAAAGCCCGGACGAAAACCCTCTAACCGAGGAAGCCGAAAGCCAGCTAAGACAGTTTCGGGAACAATGGCAGGTCCGCGAAACCTGAAGATCCAGCCCGGCGATACGATTGCGCCAAATGGGCTCATTACGAAACTGAAGGCCAACATCGCAGCCATCACACTCCTGAAGGAAATTCAGAAAGACAATCGGCAAGCCACAGCGGCGGAGCAACAAGTTCTGATGCGGTACACAGGCTGGGGATCACTTCAGCATGTGTTCGACGAGAACAAGGGCAAGGAATTCATTGAGCGTCCAGGACTTCTGGATCAATATGACGAGTGGTACAAAAAAGCCCGGATGTACCAAAAGAAGGGCGAATACTCGACAATCATTGAAATTCGGAACCGTGTTGAGGCATGGGAAAAACAATGGGGCGAATCGTATCGGTTCTTGAAAGAGACTTTAACGCCGAACGAGTGGAAGAAAGCAAAGGCCAGTGTTCTCAATGCACACTTCACCAGCCGCGACGTCATCACCAACGGAATCTGGGGCGCTCTTGAACAAATGGGCGTCACTGGCGGTAGGTTCATGGAGCCGTCTGCCGGTATCGGTAGTCTGATCGGGTTGATGCCAGAGAGTATTTCCAACAACTCTGAAGTAATTGCGATCGAACTCGATTCGTTGACTGGTGAGATGGTCAAACAGTTGTATCCAGATGCTGATGTTCATGTGAAGGGGTTCGAGGAAGTTCCAATCCCAGCGGGAACCATCGACATTGCTGCGACGAACGTGCCTTTCCACCAGATCGGGCCGGCAGACGCAAAGACTCGCTACGGCCGCGAGATGAACCTCCACAACTATTTCATTGCGAGAATGCTGGACTCACTACGTCCAGGTGGACTGGCGGCAGTAATCTCAACTCACTTCACGATGGATGCGAATCCTGAAGACCGGGCGCTGTTGGCGAGCAAGGCGGATTTGGTTGGGGCGATTCGACTTCCAAACACTGCGTTCAAGGCAAACGCTGGCACTGAAGTGACGACAGACATCATGTTCTTCCGCAAGCCTGACGGTTCCTCGTTCAAGGGTGCGTCATGGCAGAATCTTTCGTCCGTCGGGACGTACACGTACAAAGCCAAGAAAACGAAGAATGGACCGTTTGTTGATAAAGAGGGAAACATCACGGTCAATGAGTATTTCGCCGCGCATCCTGAAATGGTGATAGGCACACACTCCATGGAGGGCAAGCAGTATTCTGATACGGAATACACGGTGATGCCAGTTGAGGGCGCAAGCCTCGCCGATCAACTTCAGAAGGCTGTCAAGAATCTTCCTGCCGGCATAGCAACAGTAGACAACGCTCCGCTGATGCCATCACTCGACACAGGGACAAGTGGTGTTGAGGGCAGGATCGAGTTTCGCGGCGGAAAACTTCAGGAGTTATCCAAAGGCGAGTGGGTATCCCCGTCATGGCTGAAAGACGCCGTGCTGCTGACGAAGGATGGAAAGCCGCGAAAGCTGAAAGATGACACCAAGGCGGATAAAATCGCGAACGCCATGAGGCAGGGGATTTCCTATACGAAGGTTCGAAATGCCTATGAGATTCATCTGGCAAACATGCGTAACGATAACGCAACGCAGGATGAGTACAAACAGTCACAGAAGGCGCTCAATGTCGCCTACGATGCCTACAGGCTGGCGCACGGTGCCCTGAATCACAAAGACAGCCACTGGCTTCATCGCGATCCGGGTTTCTTCTTCACGTCTGGCATTGAAAACGATGTTGAAATCATTGAGAACGGTGTTCTGTCGAAGGGGTATGTCAAGGCTGACGTGTTCAGAGAGAGAACAGTCAACCCGGACGCAGCTCCAACGACGGCCGACACAACTGAAGACGCTATCAAAATGAGTTTGGCCTGGCGAGGTGCAATTAATCTTCCGTGGATGTCCAAACTGACTGGAACATCTGAAGAGGATCTTGAAGCCGAGTTACTGGACTCCGGTACTGTCTTACTTGATCCCGAAACGAGTCTCCTGGAACCAGCAGACACTTATCTTTCTGGAAACGTGCAGGCGAAACTAAGAACGGCAGAACGGTCGGTAGCCGAGGGGGACAGCAGGTTTGAACGGAATGTCGAACTCTTGAAGATGGTTCAGCCACCGAAGATGACGATCGACTCAATCACACCGAGTCTTGGTCAGGCATGGGTTCCCATTGAAGTAGTGAATCGTTGGTTAACGGATGTTCTGAAACTGGACGGTTCAACAGCCAGATATAACGCCAAAGTGGATATCTGGAGCGTTCGCACAGAGGGTATTCCACGGGATGTTCAGAACGAATGGGGCACGCTTGGGATGCACTTATCCGACTTGCTTCCAAAGACGCTGAACGGCTCGACGATCCGTGTTACGAAGGCGGACCCAAACGACCATAAGAAAAGAGTTCCTGATGAGGCTCAAACGCAGGCAGCGCAGATCAAAGCTGAAAAAATGCGTGATTCATTTCAAGCGTGGTCTAAGTCTAACGAAGAGACCATACCCCTGATCGAACAGGCGTTCAACGAGCAAAAGAACTTCTACGTCAAACCACAATACAACGGAGAACACCTGACGTTTCCGGGGATGTCTGATTTGTGGCTCAAGCGAATGCGGCCTTACCAGAAGAACACGATCTGGCGGGCAATCCGTGAAGGACGTGGCATGATCGCGCACGGCGTAGGCGCTGGAAAGACGGCTGAGTTGATCGCGATCGCCATGGAGATGAAGCGACTGGGAACAACAACGAAGCCTTTGATTGTCGTGCAGAACTCAACGCTCGGTCAATTCGCGAGGACGTTCACGGAAGTGTACCCGGCTGCCAAAGTGCTGGTTGCAGGCAAAAACGATCTGAATCCAGAAAACCGCGCAAAGTTCATGGCTCGCATCGCGACTGGAAACTGGGACGCGATCGTGATGGCGAAATCAACGTTCAACATGAAACTACCGAATGACCCAGCGCTTGAGCAGGAGATGGTTGAAGGTTTGATCGCAGAACTCGAAGCCGTAATGCTTGAAGCTCAACTGGAAGACGGGGCTGGATCACCATCAGTCAAGGCTATTCAGCAGCAGATCAAATCCCTCGTAAAGCGATTGGATAAAATCATAAAAAGCGTCAATGCGAGAACGGACAGTGACGTGTACTTCGAGCAGATGGGAGTCGATTCCTTGTTTCTGGATGAGGCACACGACTATAAGAAACCGCCATTCGTCACGAAGCTCGATCGATCCATCAAAGGTCTGTCAACCGACGTCTCTGGACGGGCATTGTCGGCGCTGATCAAAATGCGATTTATTCAGAACGGCAATAAGGGCCGCAATACATTCATGGCGACGGGAACACCGATCACAAACACGCTCGGTGAATCGTGGCTTCTGATGAACATGGTTGCTCCTGACGTCGTTAAAGAATTTGGAGTAACGACGTTCGATCAGTTCGTAGCGACATTCGCAAAAGTCATGAGTTCGCTTGAACAAAACTCTGCCGGAAAACTGCAGCGAAAAACACGATTGGCAAAGTTTAAGAACGGCCACCAGCTT